TACAACAATATAAGTCGGGCATCGAGATATTGTACCAACAGACAAAGAGTAAACTGCGTGATGCAGTGAGGTTAGAACCGGTTGATGGCAAGTATGCGTTCTTTGACCAGATAGCCGCCGTTGAGGCAACCACCAAAACCACTAGGCATGCTGACCTTGAGGTTACCAACACTCCACATAAGAGACGGCGTGTCTCTGTGGTTGACAAATATGTCGCCGACTATATTGACCAGGAAGACCTATATAAGATACTCAATAACCCCACTAATGCTTACGCAATGAATTTTGCAATGGCGTTGAATAGGGCTATTGATTCAGAAATAATCTCTGCTGCTCTTGGCAATGCCTACACGGGCGAAAAGGGCGACACGATTGTCCCGTTTGATAGCAATATGACTGTTGCTGTAAATGTTGGTTCTACTGGTGCAACCGGAATGAACATCGACAAGCTGTTGGCAGCTAAAGAGCTGCTTGACGCTAACGAGGTTCCCGATGATGAAAGATACATTGTCATAGCGCCCAAGCAGCTTATAGAACTCTTGAGCACTACTGAGGTGTCTTCTGCTGACTACAACACCGTAAAGGCTCTTGTGGCTGGCGACCTGGACACCTTCCTTGGGTTCAAGTTCATTAAGAGCAACAAGCTATCCACAGACGGGAATGGCTATCGTGAGTGTCTCTTCTGGCACAAGAACGCAATGCTTCTTGGCGTTGGAAGGGAAATAGGGGCGTCTATAGACCCAATTCCTCAGAAGGGACAGGCTCTACTAGTCCAGGCTTGGCTCGGAATGGGTGCCACCCGCATGCAGGAAGAGGGCGTTGGCAAGATACTCTGCGCCGAGTCCTAGGGATTAGGCTATTAAGGGGGTGTTAAATAATGGCGACGGTATACGGAGTTAACAAGACCAAGTTTGATGGAGGCGATATCCTTGACCCTGGGACTTGGAACGCTAGGGTGAAGGTGTCGTTTGATGAATATGAGGCCAGCTCTTTGGCTGACGGGAGCACTATAGTTATGATGCCTGTTCCGAAGGGCGCAAAGATACTTGGAGGTAAGCTCTACTTTGATGCTCTCGGGGCTTTAACTACTTTGGCTGTGGGTGATGGGACAACCGCAGATAAATATTTGTCTGCGACTGACACGTCTACTGCTGGTTCTGCGGAGTTCGACAAAATAGACAACCTGTTTAAAGCCTTGAGCGCTACAGAGAATATAACTCTAACTCTTGCTGGTGGTGCTGCTACAGGCACCATAAAGCTGATGGTAATGTATGTGCTTGAGTAGTTATTGTAGGGAGGCGGGGAACCGCCTCCCCCACTCAAAGGTGGTGACATAAATGGCTTTAGATGCTGTTTCTATATGCAATAGAGCGTTGACCTTCTTGGGAGTAAGCAACATCACATCTTTGACTGACGACAGCAAAGAAGCTAGGGCTTGCTCCCAAGTTTTTTATGAGTGCTTTTGGGAGTTTTTGGGAGAGGCTGATTGGTCTTTTGCCACCAAAACCAAAAAACTAACAAATAACGGCAACACTCCAACGGACGGGTACGCGTACGAGTTTGACCTTCCGTCAGATTTTCTGCGTGGATTGCAGGACACAACGAAGACCGTAGCCGAGACGGATGATTGGGAGTTTATTGGGACCACAATACATGCAAACGTGCCAGTAATAACGTTGACTTACATACACGCTACGCTAACGTTAATGGATATACCAGCAAAAGCTAGGGCTGCTTTGGCTTATTTGATAGCGTCACAGATAGCGGTAAGCCTTACAGGGAGCACAGAGCTGGCTAGCTTGTCATATCAACTCTATGAGAAGACATTAACTGACGCTCTATCTGCTGATGCTGGAATGAGGAAATATCAACCGGAAATAACAACGCCATATACAGACGTGAGGTGGTAGCATGAAAATGTTTGACCACTTCTTGACAAACTTCACGGCAGGCGAACTGTCGCCAAACATGTTAGGTAGAACCGATGTAGACAGGTACTACAACGGCTGTCTTACGTTGGAGAATTTTATAGTTCTACCTACAGGTGGCGTTGTGCGTAGACCGGGGACTAGATTTGTAAGCGAGGTCAAAGATAGCTCAAAACAAACTCGGCTTATTCCGTTTATTTTTTCTAATGAACAAAGCTATATACTAGAGTTCGGCGACCACTATATGAGAGTATGTGTAGATGGCGGACACGTAATACACACAACATCGACAACAGACCCGTGGGCAGTAAGCACCGAATATAAGGCTTATGATTATGTCAATAATGGCGGGCTAGTATATAGGTGTATATTAAACCATACATCTGCAACCGACAACGAGCCCGGTGTAGGGGCAAACTGGGAGACCTACTGGATACAAGACGACATTCTGGAAATATATTCACCGTATGCTTCAGAAGATTTAGATTTGATTAAATATGCCCAATCTGCTGACGTATTATTTATGGTGCACCCAGACTATCCTCCGCAAAAGCTGTCCAGGCTATCTAATACAAACTGGAAGATAGAAAACTTTGAATTTCAAAATGGGCCCTTCCTCGACGAGTGTTATGTTCAAGGCACAGGCACTTGTAATGGCTCTATAACAATATCTGGAGGAACGGGGCAGATTGGTGACACTGTAACAGTAACTGCTAGTAATTCCATATTCACAGATACCGACATAAACAGGTGGATAAAAGTTAGATATGTCGTAGAAGCGGAGAGTTTGTCTTCTGGAGTACACACCGGAAACGGAACATCTTGGGCGTCTTCTTCTTGGGAAGTAGACGGAGAGTGGGAGTTTAGAGCTACATTTGCTAATTCTCCTGCTGGCGACTTGTGGTATCTCCAGTTTTCAATAGATGGCGGCACTACGTGGCGCAATTATTATGCTATAGATGACAGAATAAATACGACAATTGAGGGAGAGGCCAAGGCGGAAGACCTTGGAGCCTCAAGCGGTGTTCTGCCTAAGTTTAGGATATATACAGATAGTGCAAGCAGTGAAATAACATGGAATTTTAGAGTTAAACGGTCTGTGAGGGCGGGATATATAAAGATAACCGGCTACACCTCTCCCACACAAGTGACCGGAACTCTTATGTCTACTTTAAATCATCTAGACCAGCCAACATACAGTTGGGCTTTAGGGGCGTGGAGTTATACTACCGGTTTCCCAAGGAGTATAACATTCCACGATGGTAGGTTGTGGTTCGGTGGAACGTACACCACTCCAAATAGGATTTGGGCATCTAAGACCGACGACTACGCCGATTTTGACATTGGAGAGGGAGAGGCAACTGACGCCCTTGACCTTCAGCCTATAGCTAGCGAGGTTAACACGGCTATCTGGCTGGTCTCTAAGGGCAACATGATAGTCGGCACTGCTGGCGACGAGTGGGTGCTTGACGGGAGCAATGTTTCTCCAGACAACCCACCAAAATTAAGAAGGGAAACAAACTTTGGTAGCGAGGATATACAGGCTGTGGTTGCCAATGGATATGCTGTGTTCGTTCAAAAAGGAGGGAAGACTGTAAGGCATATTCAGTACGATTGGGCTAGCGATACGTATTATGCCTTTGACCTAACTGTAATGAGCGACCACATTTGCGGAGACGGCATAGAGTGCCTGTCTTATCTCAAATCTCCATGGTCGTCTGTTTGGGGCAAAAGGAAAGATGGAGTTTTGCTTGGGCTAACTTACGTCCCAGAGCATAAGGTGTATTCGTGGCACAGGCACATCACGTCTACATCTGCGGGGCAGAGTTTTGTAGAAAGCATCGCAGCCATACCAGGCGAATTATGGCTGGTTGTAAAAAGAACAATAAATGGTGAAGAAAAGAGATATATTGAATATATAGTTGACTGGGATGGAACACTCGACAACTCTGTATATGCAGATTGCGCTGCTCAATATCTGGGTGCTCCAACAACTACAATATCTGGGCTGTCTTACCTCGAAGGAGAAACCGTTGCGGTTGTAGCAGATGGTAAATATATTGGAGATAGAGTTGTATCTAATGGTACAATTACATTAGACGACGCGGCAAGCAACGTGTGGGTTGGTTTAAACTATACCAGCACATTAAAAACAATTAACATAGAACACGCCACGCCTCCAGAAACAACTCAGGGAGTTATCCGCCGAACAGTCCACGCTATACTCCGACTAGTTAACACGGTTGGTGGATATGTCGGGTTTGATGAGAGCGACGTAAGGCGTATTCCTTATGTTGGCAAGAGCGGAAACCCGCTAGTGGTACAGCCTAGCCTATTCTCTGGAGACACGCAACCAATACTTGTAGACGCCCCGTCAGAGTATGGGCAGTACATTACAATTGTCCAAGATGAGCCTTATCCAATGGGGATAACGGCAATAATCTTAAGGTTGGTGTTGCCGTGATGGTTGAGATAGTGAAATACAAACCGGAACACATAAGAGAGATGGGGTACGACCCAGATGTGTTTATGTTAAACGACATAAGCATGAGGGCATTTACCGCATTTGTAGACGGGAAGCCTGTAGCCTCTTGGGGGATAAGGACATCCTCTGGGGGTATATGTGAAGCATGGTTTGTTCATTCTAAAGACTTTGAACAAAAGTATATCTCTGTATGCAAAAAGGCTAAAAAAGTATTTAACATGATGTTAATGTCTCACGATGTAAAAATTGTAACTGCTTCATATGACTTGGACAATGAGGTAGATAAAAGGTTTATTGAATGGATTGGGTTCACCAAGCCATTAGGGCTTTACTATCACCTAGATGGTCCTTTTAAGGGGAAAACCTTTATGGTGGTGATGAGACCATGAGTGGATTTGCTGTTGCTATGCAGGCAGCGTCTGCAGTAGCCCAAGGAATTGCGCAATACAAAGCGGGGCAAGCGCAAGCGTCAGCAGCTAGAAGTCAAGCTGAAATGCTTGAATACAATGCCCAAGTTAGTGCAAAGCAGGCAGAGGCTATAAGGCAGAGGGGCTCTTATGAGGCGGCGCTTATCAGACAGGCTGGGAAAAGATTGCTTGCCCAACAGCGGGCAGCGTATGCCTCCGCTGGATACGCAACTTCTACAGGAACGCCTTTGGCTATGGTTGCCGAGACTGCCAAAAAGTTAGAGATAGATAGAATGCTCAAAATGGGAGAATATGATGTAGAAGCCAACAAGCAATTCTCTGTAGCGGCACAAGAGAAGGTTAAAGCATCCAGCTTGCGTGGTGCCGCTGGATACTATGAAGACATGGGGCTTTGGGGTGGAACAACCACAGCACTCACCGGGTTGGGGCAGGCATATATGTCTGGCATAGAATTAGGCTTATTTAAAAACCCGTATAAACAGAAATCAACAACTCAGGTTGGGGCATCTACAGCCACGTCTATTCCATATAATACTCAAGGAACTCTTTTAACGCAGACACCGTTTACATTCCACCCAAGCGGTCCAACGGCTTTGCCATTTTAGCTAGGAGGAGGTGGAGAGATGGCTAAAAAGATACCAACATACGACCAGCAACAGCTACCAACAGCAGAAGTTGGAGAAGCTAAAGTACAATATTCAATGGACGACTCGGCAAAAGCTGAGGCGTTTGGTGCGCAAGCCCTACAGGAAACTGGAAAGCGCATGTATTGGCTTTCTAGCGACATGTTTCAGCTAGCAAAAAAGGAAGTAGAAAAACGCCGAGCTATAGAGTTTTCTTACGCTAGAGCCCAAGCAATGAAAGAGGCGGCGAAAGCCGCACAAGACGCGCTGCAAGCTGAGCCTGAAAAGGCAGCCGAAATATGGGAGCAGAGCAAGCAGAAGGTATACAGCACCATAAGAAACACATTAAAAGACGATGAAGTAGCCGCTCGTTTTGACGAGTGGTGGAACCTCCACGCTGCCAATCTTGATATAGAGGTTTCCGCTGGGATAGTAGAACGACAGAATGATATAGCCATAGGCAAGTTTATAGAGACTGCTACAACGTATGCAAACGAGGGTAACATAGACGAGCTGAAAAATTTGTTTGCAGATGATACTCCACCTCCTGGAATGAAATACACTGCCTACAAAAAGATGCAATCAGAGTATATGAGGAGGGCCATAATCAACACAGAGCTTGCCAAAATACAGGCCGACCCGCAGAACTACAAGCTGCCAGAGCCTAACGAATACCTAGACCAAAAGGATATAGAATACCTAGAGGGGCAGAAGAACAGCGAGATTAGGCAAATAGAAAGGGCCCTCAACCAGCAAAGCGAAGACTTGGCAATGGACATGATTGCAACATACGAGGAGACAGGGAGGCTTAAATATTCCGCTTCAGATTGGACGAGGTTTTATAGAGAGGGAAAGATAAACGCCAGCTGGTATACTAGAGGACTGTCTTTCATAGAGGAGACACAGAAAGCGCTTACTGGCAAAGCCACAACCTTTACACCAGAACAAGAGGCTGTTGAGTTTGAGAGGCTGTTTAGGTTAGCCATAGACCCGACAACCGACCTTGCCTCGTTAAGGGCGGAGTTCTCTTCTGTAAAAAACAAGTTCAACACGCCTCAATACAAAGAAATTATAGACGACCTTATTAAGGGTAGGAGTAAGGTTGTAGATTACATAAACCAGAACGAAACTCTCGAGAAGATGGGTATAGGCGCCACAGCAGACGCCGTTCTCAAAAAATACGGCCTTAACGGTGTAAGCAAAACCGTAAACAATGCGTTTAAACAAATTGACGACATGGTTGATGATGGCATCATATCGCCTAAAGACGCAATGATTGTCAAGACCGACATTGCAGAGCTGGCGAAGGTTCACTTTATTACTGCCACACAAGAGAACATAAAAGCACCAGTGTCACTGGAAGAGGGCATCATGAATATCATGAAGCAAAGGATATTAGACAAAAAGTTTAACTTTGACGCTGGCAAAAGGTCAAGCGCTGTTAAACATATAGCCAGCTTGTATTATGACTTTAACGTTCCAGAGCATTTAAAGATGGCACAAGAGACATTCCTAACAGCTGTTAATTGGGGCAATATGTCTGATGCTCAAAAACAAATGATAGTAAATTATATGTATGGATTTGACACAGGCGGTAGCCAGGGTTCGCAAATACAACTAGAGACTGAGAGTGCGGAAACTGAGCAGTCTAATGGAAAAAAGAAGACGCGAAGAAAGGGCAACCGCTAGAGTGAAAGGTAGGTGTCATTATGGGGTTCGCTCCTGGAATAGGCAAAGAGCTTGACGAAATAATAACAGAACAGACTGGCAACGACCGTCTGGGATATAATAGCCCCATTGTAGAGATAGACAAACTGAAAGACAGCGGCGGAATAATGTCTTACGACGATATAAAGACTGTGTTCCCCAAAGTCACAAGCGTTATCGAAACAATGGAAAGCGCAGGCATGTCTGCGGATGACGCCTTTAAGATTATCAAGGCTGGAATATTACACAGACAGTGGGCTGGCAAGTCTTTGGTGGAAATATCCGACGAGTTGGGCATAACACAAGAGGCAATAGAAAAGGTTAAATATTCAATAAAAGCAAAAAACGACGAACTGTTCAACAGAGCTGGAATAGATAAAGACAGGCTAAAGACGGCATATTATTATGACGCATTCTTTGGTGTCAACAACCCTAAGCTTGCATATGATAATTTTGATGAGTTTGACCGCAAATATAAATCCCTACCAGAAAAGGATAGGCTGAAGTATGCACAAAACAAAGGAATGCTGTTCTCTCAAAAGGAATATGAAGAGTGGATTGAGAACAACAAACTATCTCCTTTAAGTCTTAAAATTTTAAATAGAGTAGCAGTCAAGTCAAAACAAAGCCCGCTGTATGATGCCGTCATGAAGCCAGCAATCGCTACAGCCTGGAGGTTCGCTGGTTCTGTAGAGGGCATTCTAACAGGGCAGGCAAAAACGCAATGGGATTTAATGGCAGAGGCTATAGAAGACCAGGACATGGGCAAGTTTGAGTGGGCTTTTAAGCAAGTCTTGTCTGCTGGTGTTTCCATGGGGCTTTATGTAGGAATAAATGCAATGCTAAGGGCAAGTCTTATGGGACTGGGGGCTATGGGTGGTCCTATCGGAATGGTGGTTGCTGGTGCCCTATCACTAGGCATGACGCACCTACTCGAAGTTGTGTCAGACAGTAGAGATGTATACAACGAGGTCTACAAGAAAACAGGAGACCACGAATACGCGCTTTCGGCTGCGACAAAGAGTGGGTTTGTTGAGGCTATGGTAACCCTTCCAACAGCCAAACTTGGTATATTCGGCACTCGTGCTGGGCAGTCTTTTTGGAAGAGGTTTATTAAAAGTGGCATAGGCGAAAGCGTACAGGAAGGACTTCAGGGATATGTTACCACCACATATTCAGAAGAACTCCCAATAATTAGCAGGGAGGCTTTCAAGGCAGCCATTACTGACTTTCTTGTAACGTTACCAACCGCAGGTCTTATCGGTGCTGTGACCACAAACACAGAGGCTACCGTCAAAAAGGCAGGGCTAGAAGGCTATGGGGAGCTTTTTGATAGCGTCCTTCCAGAGATGGCGCACAAAACAGACGAACAGATTGTCAACGAGTTTGAGGGCAATGAAACTCCAGCAGGAAAGATAAAGATTGACGAGGTATCAATTCCAGACGAAATAACACTAGACGGCTTATCGTCCCAAGAGAAAGTAGCCACCGCACAAAAAGAGGCTGAAACAGAAGACGCAGTAATCCCCAAAGATGTTGCGGAGGCTTTGTCTGCTAAGTTTGAAGAAGAGGGAAAGATTAAAGTAGACAAAACCACCAAAGTAAAGTCTGTTGTGAATAAGATAGTTACTGACGAATATATCAAAAACCTACAGACCACAATAGACGAATTTGGATTAGAGCTAAAAATTGACAGGAAGACAGTAAAGAAGGAGCTTAAAAAATATATCCAAGGACAAGAAGTTAACCCCGTGCTTGGGGCTATCTTTGACTTGCAGATATTCGGCGGAAAGAATAAAGGGCTAGACGGCGTAACTATCGCAGAGATAAACAAGTTAAGCAAAAAGAGAACACTACACACAACGCTAAAAACGCTATACCAAGATAGACACGAGGCTGTAGCAAGAAAGGACAGGGACGCAGTTAAGAGGATAGAAGAGCAAATAAGGCGAGTTATAGGCATATCTGTATTAGCTAAAGAGGTCAATAGAAGCATAAACAAAATAAACAAGTCTCTCTCTGATATCACAAAGGTGGCTAAGTCTAAAAAGAAGTCCAACCTTTCGGTTGATATTGCAACAAACCTTGCAGAGATAACTAAAGGGTTTAATGCCGCCAAGAACACTAAAATGGACCCAAGCGTAAAGGCAAGTTTTTTAGAGAGGGCTAACCTTGCTGTTGAGTGGTTGTCCAATAATCACCCAGACGTGTTTGGCGACTTCAGTCCAATGGATATAGTTAGGATAATTGAAAAACCAAGCGTTGACACTCTTACCTATAAGGAGCTTGATATTTTAAAGAAGTTCATAAAAAATGCCACAGACGTTGGAAAGGTAGAGAGAGAAAAGATAATTAGTAACATAGAGAACAAAGCGGCCACGATTATAAATGACACGCTCTCTAGACTATTCCATCCAACAAAGATAGCAGACGGGCTTAAGAATATGGCACTAGAGCGTGGCGTTACGCCTAGAGAGTTGGCACAGTATATTAAAGAAAAAACTGGAAAGACAACCTCTACAAGCAAACTTGTAGAAATAATACGAGAAGGCGAAACGGACGCAAACAAAGACGTATTAGACGCAGTGCGAGAGAGGCTCAAACTCAAGAAAGACGAGTCCCTTATGGAGCGTATTATTCAATACGCTATGGTTCCAGGCGGGAAAAAGAAAGCCGCTAATAAGATTAAAGAATGGTTTAGCGTTGCCGTAAACTTTCCAAGGCTCGGAGAGCTTATCACAGGGAGCACCAACAGCCCACTAGCGAAAGCCCTAGGCTACGACATAGTGAAAGCAGAGGGTATATTTAACAATAACATGAAGGCTAGGCTTAAGTGGTTTTTAGACACAGTAAGGAACACATATGGCGACATTAAACATTTGGCTGACAAAATGACAATAGAGGGCGTCGCTGGAAGGCGCGACATGTTTATAACGATGTACCTGTATGCAAGACAGCCAGACGGTTTTAGGGCTCTCGTTGAGGACAATGGATATGACCCAGAGTTCTTAAAAAAGCTACCAGACCATCTGTCGGAGAAAGACAAACAGTTTGCGGACGCTATATCCAAGGAGCTAATGTCTCACTTTGATGAGATACAAAAAGCAACGTTTATCAGGACGGGAATAGTAATCACTCCTGAAGAGTACTACTTCCGAATGATGCGCTTGTCTTCTAGGGTGTTGGTTGATGGCTCCAGTGTAAATGACCCATTTACACTATTGGCGGAGACGGATTACAAGGGAGCACAAAGAACGTCAATAGAAAAGGCTAGAACAGAAAGCGGAGAGCCGCGTTCGCCTCTTTCTCTTGAGCTGTCTTCTATATACAATGCAACCGTCCAGCTACAGGAGAGGATTAAAGCATTTAGCGAGCCAATAGCCGTATTTAACAGGCTCCTCAACAGCAAAGAGTTTGTTACTGCAGTGCAGGCTGTATATGGAAAGCAAATGATAGAAGTTTTAAAGAGGTATAGAGACCTAACCCTCAACAGCATGATAATGTATGATAGAGGGGCAATAGCGACAATGTTAAGAACATTGAGGCACTTCAGGGCTCTAAACGTATTGGTTGGAAACGCTATATCAGTCGCTAGGCAGTTCCCGTCTATCGTGCTCACATTGCCGTATTGCAACGCTAGGGGGTTGTCTATCGCTCTATCAAAGATGATGAGCAATCCTATTGAGACGTGGAAAGCTGTAATGGAAATGTCGCCGACAGTTGCCAATAGGTCTTTTAATATCGCATTTAGAGAAGCCAAGACTACGGTGCAATACTCCAACAACAAGTTGAAAAAGTGGATAGCTAGGTTTGAGCAGATAGGCATGTCTCCACAGGCTGCCGTAGACGCAGCTGCGGTTGTTATTGGTTGGCTCGCAATGTATGAAAGCGCAAAGCTAACAATGACCGAAGAACAAGCAAGAGAATATGCCGACATGAATATTGTCAAAACGCAGC